ATGGCAGACCATCTCGCTTTGAGTGGGTTGCTAATGATCGAGTAACTGCAACATTAGACAGCACAAATACATTTGTTAAATCTTATGCAGTCGATGGCACAACATTACCAATGGACGGCTTGGGATCTCTAATTACATTCCAATCATTAGGCGATGGCATTCTAAATACTGGAGTGCAGACAATTCGCGCAGCTATAGATGTTCAGAAGGCTGCCGCAATTGCAGCATCTACTCCAATGGCATCAGGTTACATTAAAAACACAGGCGCAGACCTAGATCCTAAAGAAGTACAGGGGTTGCTTGCATCGTGGAAAAATGCTCGTCAAAACCGAGCCACTGCATACCTAACATCTACTTTAGAATACAACCCAGTTTCATTCTCACCAAAAGACATGATGTATGGCGAAGCAATCTTCAACCTAGCAACAGAGTGCGCACGTTTATGTAATGTACCTGCCTACTATGTTTCGGCAGATCAGAATAACTCAATGACTTACGCAAATGTTCAGGATGAGCGCAAGCAATTCTTAACACTATCTTTACAGCCATTCATTACAGCAATTGAAGATCGCCTGTCAATGGATGACATTACAGCTCGTGGAAATGTTGTTAAGTTTGACATCGATCATAACTTCCTACGCACAGATCCACTTCAAGAGTTAGCAGTAATTGAAAAGTTACTGACACTTAACCTAATCACTCCAGAGCAAGCGATGGAGATGACAGACCTCACACCTAATGGGAACAACGGTATAGCATGAATCAAATAATCACATTCTCAGCCGATCTCACAGCAGACTCAGCAAGCCGCACAATCTCAGGCAAGATAGTGCCTCTCAATGTCGAAGCAGGATCAACCAACATGGGCAAGGTTATTTTTGAGTCTGGATCAATTGAGATCCCAGATCCTAAGTCAATCAAATTGCTAAATCAGCATGACATCAAAAAACCTCTCGGTCGCGGTGTCACTTTCAGCGAATCAGAAGATGCTATTCACGCAGTATTCTCAATCAGCCGCTCACAGCGCGGCACAGAAGCCTTAATCCTTGCAGAAGAAGGATTACAGAGCGGACTTAGCATTGGGGCAGAAGTCTTAAAGTCAAAGATCAAGGATGGCGTGATTCATGTGTCCGCTGCTCGCTTGGTCGAAGTAAGTTTAGTAACCGAGCCAGCATTTAAGTCTGCTCAGGTTACTGAAATTGCAGCAGAAGAATCTGCTGTTGAAGAAACAATCCAACCAACAGAAAGCGAGACAGCAATCGTGGAAGAAACCACTCCAGCAGTCGAAGCAACACCAGTTGAGGCTCCAGCGGTTGAAGCTGCTCGTCCAACTGTTTCAGCAGCATACTTTACAAAGCCACGCATCGAGATCACAGCGGCTAAGTATGCAGAAAACACAATCCGCGCAGCACTAGGAGATGAGTCAGCTCGTCAATACCTACGCGCAGCAGATGACACAACAGACAACGCTGGTTTAGTACCAACACGCCAGTTGTCAGAAATCATCAACCCACTAGGCACAACAATCCGCCCATCAATTGAGGCAATCTCACGCGGAGTGCTTCCAGATGCAGGTATGACATTTGAGATCCCAAAGATCACAGCGATGCCAACAGTTGCACAAACAGCAGAAAACGCAGCATTCTCAGACACAGATCAGAACTCAGCGTTCCTATCAGTAGATGTTAAGAAGTATGCAGGACAGCAGACATTCTCTGTTGAATTGCTAGATCGTACATCTCCAGCATTCTTTGATGAGCTAGTCCGCAACATGGCAGCAGCTTACGCAAAGGCAACAGACACAGCAGTACACGCAGCAATCGTTGCAGGTGCAACATTAGATAGCACAACAGTAGCTACATACCCAACAGCTTCAGAGTTGCTTGGCATTATCGCTCGCGGTGCTGCATCTGTTTATGATGCAACAGCAGGACTTCCAAATCCATTTGCTCGCAACATCATTGCTAACACATCACAATGGTCGAACTTAATGTCACTAAATGACAACGGTCGTCCAATCTACAACGAAGTTACAAACCCAATGAATCAGCCAGGTTCATCAACACCAACTGCTCTACGCGGACGTGTTGCAGGTCTTGATCTTTATGTGACTGCAAATGTTGCTGTAGCAAATAACACAGATAAAGATGGATCACTACTTATCGTGAACCCAGACGCGTACACATGGTACGAGTCACCAACATACCGACTACGCGCAGAATCTACTGCAAACGGATCAGTAACAATCGGCTACTACGGCTTTGGAGCAATCGCTACTAAGGTCGGCGCAGGCGCATTCAAGAATAACAAGGCGTAAGCCACACTAAGTCGCTCTGAGGGGTAGTAGCCCTCTACCCCTCAGAGTCTTTAGAAAGGATCATCATGGCACTCACAACAGTCGCAGAGCTCCGTAGCACTCTCGGAGTTGGTTCGTTGTATCCAGATGCAACCCTTCAAGAAGTGTGCGATGCCACAGATGCAGTCTTACTTCCTATGCTTTGGGCAAATGTTTATTTCAATACAGCACACAGCAACACAACAACAGTAGGCACACTTTACTTTGATGTTCCTGTTAAAGACATTTTTTATGTTGGTCAAACAATTGTAGTGACAAATAATAAAGCGCACTTAAACGGATCAAAAACAATTACTGCTGTTGGCGATTACTCAGTCTCTTATGCCATTACAGGTAGTCCAGCAGCCGAGCCACGCCACAATGTCAATCCTTATGGCACAGTAACAATTGCTCCATCAACCGACTGGACAGCCGACATGGCAATTCAGCAAGCAGCTTTAATGGTATCTGTTGAAATCTGGCAAGCTCGTACTGCTACCCTTTCGGGCAGTAACCTTGTCGATTTCCAGCCAAGCCCTTACCGAATGAGCGCACAGCTACTCGCTAAGGTGCGAGGTTTAATAGCACACGCCCTAGATCCGCGTTCGATGGTTGGATAATGCCTCCAGTTGCCATCACTACACTCCGAACCACTTTAGCGACTGCCCTAGTCGATAATGCTAAGTGGCAGACCTTTGCCTTTCCGCCAGCAACAGTCCTTGCAAATAGTGTAATCGTCAGTCCAGATGATCCGTACTTGACACCATCTAACAATCAGCACATCACTATCAGCCCGATGGCTAACTTTAAAATCGTAATGACTGTGCCTCTGTTTGACAATGAGGGAAACCTCAACGGCATTGAAGATACTGTTTGCAGCGTGTTCGCTAAGCTTGCAGCATCATCTTTAACCTATAATGTAAGCGCGATCAGCGCACCAAGCGTTCTCAACGCGGCAAGCGGAGACTTGCTTAGCTGTGAGATGTCAGTATCAATCCTAACGAGTTGGAGTTAATAATGTCCGAGTGGGAAAAAGAAAACGAAGCCTTCCTGATCAAAATCGGGCAGGTAGCACCAACCGCACCAAAGCCAGCAACCAAGAAAGAAGAGGAATAATCTCATGGCTGTATTTCTAAATAACAATGTGGGTGTGAAGATTAATTCAGTCGATCTTTCAGACCATGTAACAGCAGTAACAATCAACCGCTCATTTGATGAGTTAGAAGTAACTGCTATGGGTGACACAGCTCATAAGTTCGTTAAGGGCTTAGAAGCATCATCTGTAACAATTGATTTCTTGAACGACACAGCATCTGCAAATGTATTGGCAACACTACAGGCAACATGGGGAACAACAGTCACAGCTGTATTCCTACAAACAAAGGGAACAGCAGTCTCAGCGACTAACCCTCTCTACACTGTTTCATTGTTAATCAATAACACCACAGACATTAATGGTGCTGTTGGTGACATTGGCACACAGTCAATTACATTCACTGCTAACTCAACAGTGGCAGTATCAACAACAGGCACATTCTAAACAATTAAACAAAGGGGCAAAACATGGCAAGACTAAAGATCGTTCGTATAGATGGAAGTGTATTAGAGGGTGAGATTACTCCAGCAGTGGAGTACTCATTTGAGCAATACGCTAAAAAGGGTTTCCACAAAGCCTTCAGGGATGAAGAAAAGCAATCGGATGTCTATTGGCTTGCATGGGAAGTAACACGCAGATCAGGTGAATCTGTTAAGCCTTTTGGGATAGAGTTCATCGAGACACTTAAGAGTGTCGAGGTTTTAGACTCTGACCCTTTAGCTTAAAGCGGGATCTTCCATTCACTTACCTTATTGCTCGGTTGAGCATTAGGTTGGGGATCTCGCCACAGCAGTTATTGGATTTAGACAAGACAATGCTCGATGCATTAGTGCAAGGGCTTAAAGATGAGGCGAAAGAGGTGAGCGATGCCAACAGAAGTAGTAGGCGCGGTCGCTCTTAAGAAAGCCCTCAATAAGTATGCTCCAGACCTTGCTAAAGAATTAACAAAAGAATTAGGGGAAATCCTAAAACCTGTAGTTAATGAAGCTCGCTCTTATGTGCCACTTGTATCGCCAATGAGCGGATGGAGTGAGACACAAAACCCTAGAGGTAAGTTTCCAAAATACAATGCTTTGGAAATCCGCAAAGGCATTATCTACAAGACAACACCATCCAAGCCTAACCGCGCTGGATTTGTGAATAACATCCGCATCCAGAATAAATCTATGATCGGTGCGATCTATGAGACCGCAGGGCGTAAGAATGGTCAGGGACAACAATGGGTTGGTCCAAAAGCAGGCGGAGCATCTAAGGGTGTATCTAGATCGAATAATCCTTTTGCAGGTAATCAGTTTATTTCTAATCTGGGGCAACTTTATGGTCCAGTCCGTAAAGGCGATCATCGCATGATGGGACGCTTAATCTTTAGGGCATGGGCTAAAACTCAAGGTAAAGCCAATGCAGCTGTGTTTAAGGCTATAGAAGAAACAACCGCAAAATTCAATCGCAGAACCGCCATGGTGGATGTTAGGAGAGCAGCTTGAGTAATGTAAACATCAACATCGCGGCAGAGTTCAAAGGCAAGAAGGCTTTTAAGGAAGCTGCAACAGCAACCGACAAACTTAACAAGAATGTTAAAGGTCTTGCTAAAACTCTTATCGGGCTTTACAGCGCACAGAAGGTGCTGTCTTTCTCAAAAGCATCCGTTAAAGCGTTTGCAGAAGATGACAAGGCAGCCAGAGCATTAGGTCAAACCCTTAAAAATCTAGGATTGGCTTACGGATCAAATGCTGGCACAATCAATGGCTTTATTTCTCGCCTTGAAATGCAGACAGGCGTGCTAGATGATGAATTGCGTCCAGCGATGGATCGCTTGCTTCGTGCTACTGGAGATGTCACTAAGTCTCAGGAATTGCTCGGACTTGCCCTAGACATTAGTGCGGGCACAGGTAAGAGTTTGACTCAGGTAAGCCAATCGCTCCAGAAGGCTTATCTGGGGCAAACTCAGGCACTTGGTCGCTTAGGTGTAGGACTTACAAAGGCAGAACTTACATCCTCATCTTTTGAGGAAATCCAAACCCGCCTATCAACATTGTTCGCGGGACAAGCAACAGCGGCAGCAGATACTTATGCGGGTTCACTTAACAAACTAACTGTTGCAGGTAATAACGCCAAAGAGACTATTGGCAAAGGTTTAATCGATGCCTTTGTAACTGCATCTAACTCATCCTCAATTGATGACTTAATTAGTAAGATTGATCGAGCAGCTGAAGCGATGGCTGGTTTCCTTCGCGAGACTGGCAAGTTCATTCAGATCACCAAAGACATCTTTAAGTTTGAGTTATTCGCACCATCTGGCGGCTTGTTCGGTAATGGCAAGGGATTTGGCAACATCTCCATGACTGTATCCTCACAGGATACTCAACGAGCCGATGCCATTGCTAAAAAGAATGCAGCAGCATTAGCAAGACTCTCAGGCGTTCAAGCTGCTAACCAAGCCAAAATCCTAAAGGATAAGAAGTTACAAGCTGCAATTGACAAGGCTAACATTGCCCTGAATAAAGGCACAGATGTCTTTGACATGGATAAAATCCAGATCGCAGCAGCTCTTACCAATCAAGCTGAGCAACTAGGCAAGGCAACCTCATCGGCTCAACTGTTACAAATCGCCAATGACACAGCACGCCTAAATGTCAAGAAGTCAATCCTTGATTTAGAAGATGCTATTGCCTCTAAGGATGCCGCAGCCATCGAAGCGGCAACAAAAAAGTTAAATGCTGATCTAGGTGTACTCAATGCCTTAACTGGTCAAAACACCCAGATGAAGGCTATTGAGTCAATCCTTTCAGGGCTGAAGCCAAAAGAGTTAATTGATCAAAAGAACTTAGATGATGCATTACGCAAGATCAAAGAGATGCTTGCTGAACTTGCTAAAGTCAAAACACCAACAATTACTGCTCCTACGGGTGGAACCGCTGCTGGTGTTAGCACAACAATGGCAACCATAACTGGTGCTGGTGCTACTTATGCAAGTGTGGCAGCCAAAGAAGCCTTTGATGCAATTACGTATTTTGCACAAAAAGCAACAGATCCTTTCAAGACAGTACAAGATTCGGGTGCGTTTAATGCTCTGGTTAATGCCTACGCTGGTGGCGCAATCAACCCGTTTAACGCAGGTTCATTCCGCGCTGCTGAAGGTGGATCATTATTTAATTCTGGAGCAGTAGGTTCAAGAGACATCAACATCACTATTCAAGCCAATACAATTGCAAATCCAGATGAACTAACTGGCTTAATTCAAGATACAATTATTAGACTCAATCGACAAGGTGATTATTTAACTACTGCTGGAGCCTTATGACACGCCCAGTAATAAATGTAATTATTAACTTTTCTACTGGTGCTGGTTTTGGCAACCCTTTCATTATCGATCAAGGTATTTTAGGAATAGATGTCCTTGCGGATGCCACTGGCCCAATTGTAGATGTGTCCAATTTAGTGGATACAATTTCAACTAACCGAGGTCGGCAGTTATCAGCTGAGCAATTTAATACAGGAACAGCAAGTATCCGTATTCTTGATCAAAATGGCAATTTTAATCCACAAAATCCTGCTAGCCCTTATTACACTTATTTAAATCCCATGCGTAAAATTGCTATTACAGCAACTTACTCAGGAGTAACTTATCCGATTTTTGCTGGATACATTACTAATTACAATACGAGCACACCAAAGTTCACTGGTGATTTGGTTTATACAACAATTAGCGCAGTCGATGGCTTTAGATTATTCCAAAATGCACAATTCTTTGGTGTTACTGGAGCTGTTGCTGGTCAGACTACAGGTACTCGCGTCACAAAGATTCTTGACACAATTGGTTGGCCTCAATCTATGCGAGATGTTGATACAGGTCTAACGACAGTGCAAGCAGATCCAGCGACTCAAAGGACAGCTCTTTCAGCCCTTCAGAACATGGCTATAACTGAGTATGGTGCTATTTACATGGGTGCGGATGGAAAACTGGTTTTTCAGGATCGTACAGTCACTACAGCCTCTGTAGCAAGTACTCCGACAGTCTTCAATGATAATGGCACAAACATTGGTTATTTCGATGTTAAATGGGTTTTGGACGATACTCAGGTTTATAACAAAGCCACCATTACAAGAGAAGGTGGCTCAGTTCAGACTGTTACCGATACAGCTTCTATTGAAAAGTACTTCACTCACAGCTACAACCAATCTGGTTTGCTTATGCAGACAGATGCCGAAGCTCTGGATTATGCCAAAGCTTTTATTGCCAGTCGTAAAGAAACATCGGTTCGAGTAGATGAATTAACCCTCGATCTTCAACAGGATAATTATGCTGCTGGAACGGTAGCTGGCTTAGGACTTGATTTTTTCAGCCCTATTACAATTACAACCAGCCAACCTAATTCAACGTACTTGACTAAGACTGTGCAGGTTTTTAACATTACCCATCAAATTCGACCAGATTCATGGAAAGTCAGATTCGGCACAGCAGAGCCGATAATTGACGGATTCATCGTTGGTTCTACTTTGTTTGGTATTCTAGGCACTAGCGTTTTATCATACTAAGGAGTAATAAATGGCAACAGGATTTCCGTGGAGCACAGGAGATGTTCTCTCAGCAGCAGGTGTTAATGGACTTGTTGCGTTTACACTCAATGCTCAGACAGGCACAACATACACAGCAGTAAGCACTGATCAGTATCAAGTGCTAGTCACGATGAGCAACGCATCAGCTAACGCTTTCAAAATACCTACTAACGCATCTGTAGCTTTTCCAATAGGAACTGTGATCACAGTCATGAACATTGGTGCTGGCACATGCACAGTATCAGCAGTGACCTCTGGTACAACTACAGTTTTATCAGCTGGAGCAACGGCGGCAGCACCAACTATTGCTCAATACAAGTCAGCAGCATGCATTAAGACTGGCACAGATACTTGGTATGTAATAGGTGGAATTGCATAATGCTTAACACAATTACTGGATCATTATCGGCAATGGCTCCGCCCATTGTTGTAACTGGTGGAACTCTTTACACATCTGGTGGATACAACTATCGAGTATTTACTGGTAATGGTACTTTGGCTGTTTCAGGGGGCTCAATTACAGCAGACATCCTTGTCATTGCCGGTGGTGGTGGTGGTGGAGCTGGCGGTGGTGGTGGAGCTGGTGGATTATTACTACATTCATCTCAGAGTTTATCTTCTAGTTATTCAGTCACTATTGGCGCAGGTGGTTCCGCAGGTTACACAAATGCTGGAACATGGAACGCAGCTACTAATGGACAGGATACTCAATTTGGTTCATTGACAGCTGCTGTTGGTGGTGGACTTGGCGCACAGCAAAATGGACAATACAACGGCGGCAATGGTGGCTCTGGTGGTGGTGGTGCTTTTGGTGGTAGTGGTGGCACCGCTACATCAGGTCAAGGTTATGCAGGTGGTAGTTCAACTCAAACAACTATTCGCGGTTGCGGTGGTGGTGGTGGAGCTGGAGCAGCAGGCGCAGCTGGAACTACAACTGCTGGCGGCAACGGCGGAGCAGGATTAAATACTTATTCATCTTGGGCAACTGCAACTTCAACTGGCGTTAGCGGCTATTATGCTGGCGGTGGCGGCGGTGGCAATGGTGCTTTTAGTGGTGGAACAGCAAATGGCGGTTCTGGCGGTTTAGGC